CCTGCAGTTGAAGATGTTCCTTCTAATACAGGTGCCGTTAAAACTGCTCCTGCAGCTAAATTTACTCCACTAGGTATAACAATAGTATCTCCTGAAGTACCAATAGTTAAAGTTGTTCCTGATTGCGGATCAATTTGATCGACTTCTAATTTACTCATTATACGATTACCAACGTTCCTGTTACTGTTATTGTTTCTGTGAAAATTACTGGACCTGCAAGAACTGCAGATTCAATCGTTAAAATATTATCAATAGTTTCAGCATGAGTATAGATCTCCTGAGAACCAGGACTGTTTCCTACATATACTCCACTTGGATACGCATCACTCATATTTAATTCCTTTGTTATTAAGCACTAATTGCATCTACAACACTGACATAAACATGAGCACAGTTAGAAGCACTGGCTATTACTTTGAATACGTCTGAACTTTGCATTACAAATTTTGCACCACCTTGTACAAGTTCGACTGAACTTGCTGGAGGTATACTTAAATCTTTAACTATATATCTTGTAGCAGAACCGCCGACAGAAATAAAAACAGATACTGTAATTGCTGTAGTTACTATATTAGCAATTCTAACTCCTATTACTGCATCATTAGAATTTGATGTAAATAAAGTTACATCACTTGTTGTTGCTACTGCTGCGTGTCTTGTAAAATCTTGTGCCATAATTTATTCCTTTTTTCTTATACTATAAAGCGATTGCCATTGCAACGGCGAAACCCGCAGTTGCAAATCCTGGTACTGGGTTTCCTGCTGCATCTAAATAAACTGCCTTACTTGCAGGTAATGTACAGAATATATCTTTAGTTCCTGACGAAAAGTCAACAGCATTATCTGAGTTAGAACTGGAGATAACTGTAGTTCTAGCTAGTGTAGTACTATTACCATTTAATGTACCTAGACCAACTTCAAATTCAGCTGTTCCACCATTAAATATTCCGTAGTAAGTTGTGTTACTATTTCCTATTCCTTGAGCAAAAGTTTCAAATCCAGTAACAGCACTAGCAAAAGTAACTGTTCCAGTTCCTGTTGTAGTAGTTGTTTGTTTTACTCTATCATTTAAAACTAAAGCCATTTATATCCTTATGCCATACTTATTATTGCATTAGCTGGTGTACCTGGATCTGGGAATGAAATTACAAACGAACCATTAGTGGCAGTTTTATTTCCTCCAAAATCTAATACAACACATAATTTATCTGCATTGTCATCATTGTAAATAGCTGCAAACGCTGCTGTAAAGGTAGCATTGGTAAGAGTTGAATCAGTAAAATCAACAGTTGCTACTGCACCTGTGCTTACTACTGCTTGTCCTGCTAAAACTTTTCCTGCTGTTGTATATCCAGTGTTATTAGCACTTACTTCTTGACCAGTAAGATAAGCTGTGCTTGAAGTACTATATGGATTACCTGTGTATAAAGCTATTTTAAACGAGTCTCCTCCATTAGCGAAATTGTGTGTTCCCGAAAAGAGTTCTCCTCTAAATGCGAACGGTATTATATTTGCCATATTATTTTTCCTTTATTTAATTTGTTCCATAACTTGATGGTGGTTTAGATTTTATTTGTTGACGGACCATTCCATCTTCATATTGGTCTCTGCGTCTGTAACCGATTTGTTCAGTTGCGTACGTGGTAAGGGCATTTTGATAAAGCCCTTGGTAATATTGTATCATATCCTGTGGACCTTTCAAGTAACCAAATGTGTTTATTAGGCAACTATATAAAAGTAAATCTTGATATTTATTAGATAAATATGTTCCATTTGTAGAGGCTGGAGCTCCTGTTGGCAGTGTTGTATTTGTTAGACTGACATTTTCTTTATTATATGCCATTGTAATTTCATAAGTTTTGTCAGGGGTAGGAGCTACTAACCAGAAAGATTCATCCCAATTTCCATAGTATCTCGGTATATCTACTGCTGCAGTTCCAGGTGTAGAGTAATATTCCGCCATAAAACTAGGATCTCTTTGTTCTAAATAAAATTGCTCATTGTCAGAATTTTTAAGCTGAACATAATTAATTGATCTTAGATCATCAGGAATAGTTACATATTTATTACCAGCAACTAAACTAGATGTTGCATAGTGTGCATTTTGATCTGTAGGTACAGCTCTTATAATTGTATTTTCTGAGTTTATAATAATATTTTTTAAAATATTATCTGTTAATACAGTGTCTGATACTTCTGTATAATCTCTAATATCTGATTGTAAGTTTGCTAAAGTATATGCCATATTATATTGCTTCCAATGTTACAGGTCCTGCTGAACAACTGTCCCCACCACCTTTTATACCAGATGTTGTTCCATTACTAGCACTTTGAAAATAAAAAAAACTAATTGGATTAGTTAACACATCAGTTGTTGTTGCACCGGATACTGTTCCGTCAGCTGCTATTTTTCCTAATAAAATTGTAAAACCCGCTGCTCTACTTATATCTGCTACATTATTAAAAGTAGAAATTGGAGAGAAGGATTGTAAATTATAAGTGTCTGGTCCTCCTGCACCTACACCTGTTACTTGTGGCGCACCTCTTAATCTAACTACTGAGTTAGCTAATCTTTGATGATCAACTGAATATACATTAACAAATGTATTACCCCCTGAAATAATAATTTCAAATGGATTATTTTCTAATAAAATTAATTGTGGTGTACTCTCTGCTTGTACTCTTGGATTTTGTAAAGCTTGAGGATCTGATCCTACTGGTTTTGGTTGAAGCTGTGGTTGTTTTGCTTCATACTCTGAAGTGTGAACTAAAGATCCATTCCATTCTCTTACCATTTCTGTATAGGGAAATCTTAATCCTGATCTATCTGAAATTGCTAATGCTTGTTTACCTCTAGCAAAAACTCCCATTATGATAAAACTCCATCACCATAAAAAGTTGCTGGTGATATAAATGTAGAAGTACCTTGATTGTCTGCATCCAATGCTCTTAACATTTCACTTTCATATCTTCTCTCAAGTTCTCCTGATCTTTCTGGTGAAACTTTTTGACTTAAATAATAAGCAAGTCCTGAAATCATACATGGGAAAAATCTACTAACTACATCTGATGTATAATTATAAGAACCTACATCTTGAATTTTAGCTAAGTAGTAAAAACAAAATTGAAAACTACTTGGTGTAGTTGTGCTAGACACACTTGAATTGGGTGTTGCATATAAAAATATGCTAGGATTTATTTTTCTCTCCATATAAAATTGTGAAGGAGTTCCTTGAACTAATTTATTCGGTGTTGCATTATATTGAGATCTACTTATTTGAGTTAAAGTAATATCTGCAGGTGCAGTTGTTGTAGAATTATTTCTATAGTAAGCTTCTAAAATAGAGCTCATATCACTTGGAAAATTAAGGCTATCTGTTGCATAGTTATACTCAGCTTGTCCTAATACTAAAGGAACTTTAGCAAGTTTTACTTTCCATAAATGAACACCTCTATTTTGCCATTCTTGAAATAAAATATTTAAAGATCTCCTAGCACTTCTTAATTGGTAACCAGTTCTAGTACCCAATACCCCTGTTCTTTCATAAGCTTCTTCTATAATGTCATCTATTTGAGGATTAAATTCTGTAGTCTCCGAAGTAGGTGAAACAGTTTGTAATGTATTACCCATGCCCGCTAACGCTGCACAGAAATAAAATAATACTGGAGCTCCCACAGTTCTTACCGGAGCGACAACAATAGTTGTTTTAGCTCCTGCTTGTCCTGCAGTTCCAGTTGTAGTTACACCTGTTGTATAAGCTTGACCACCTGCTGTATTTGTTCCATCTTTAGTACTAGAAAATGCTAATAAAAAATTAGCATTAGTTGCATTGGATTGATCAAATATGTAAGTGTTACCTTCTTGTAAATAGTAAATAGGACTTACTTCACCATTAATAAAAAACTTATTAGCAGTGCCAAAAGCATTAGTGCCACTTGCGACGGTGACTGTAAAAGTAATAGTCGCCATTTAATTTCCTAACTACCTGTTGGATTTGGACCGTCGTAATAAACTGTTATTGCTTCTACTACACGAGTAGATTGAAGATTAATATATGCTCCAGCTTTAAATAATAAACCGTTATCTGGAATGTATGGTTCAATATCATATCCACCAGTTACACCATCACTTACATAAAATTTAGATACAATAGTTCCTGTTAAAGATGTATTATGAAAATCTATTG